GCTTTTATGATATCTTTAGAATACATATTATAAAATAATATTTATATATTATTTAAAAATATATTAAATAATTAAAAATATATATATTAAAAACACCACAATTTTAAAATGGACTTACTATAATAATTATTTGATAAAATTGCGTTTTGTAATGGGTTTAATAAATAATAAAATTCCAGCAAATAATTTTTATAATTTAGGTGTAAACGTACATAATAATATTCAAATGAAAAACTATATTGCACAATTTATACCTGGATACAAATAACATTTATGTTAAATAGATTCTAGTATTTCATTAAAATTATAAAAAGATGAAATAGAATAAGGTCTTTGTTCTTTTATAATATTAATGGCATCTTTTGATGATATATTATATTTTTTCATTAAATAACCTGCTACAACTGTCGCAGACCTCATATATCCCCAAAAACAGTGTACATATATTGGTATATTATGATCTAAACAATATTCAATAAAATTTATTGCATTTATGATTTCATCTTTAAATTTATTTATATTATCCTCTTTTTTACTATCATTTACAGGTAATCTATATTTATATTTATCATCAAAATATTCATTAAATGGTTCATTTTCAGTACAATTTAATACAGCTTCAATTTTATTTTTTCTTAAAAAATCGTTATTATATGCATAATTTATATTTCCTAAATAAAGATTTGGTATAATTAAATTATAATTATCCATACCTCCTATTCTATGTACTATATTTAAAAAATTTTTATTTCTAGTTATATTTATAATATTATATATAGTAGTGTCAATAATTTTCATTTATAATTAATTATATTATTATTTTTAAATCATTTATATAATATTTTATTATTTTTTTTCTAAATGCTTAATGAAACCTAGATTTCCTCACTTTTAAATAATTCTAAGAATATTTTATTATTTGTTTTTCTTCCTAAAAAATTTTCTAACATTTTTACTCCATTTATGGTTCCACCTTTTTCTAATATTTCTTTTCTAAATTTTAATCCTAATGATTCGTTAAATATATCCTTCTTTTCAAACAAACTAAATGCATCATATGCATATATTATTGACCATAAATATCCATAATATCCTGATTCATAACCGATTAAATGATCAAATCTACACATTGGAAATGATGATTTAGACATTTTAAATGGAAATAATTCTGATCCTAAGGTAAACCATAAATTATGTAAATATTTTTTATCAACTTTTTTTTGCTGATGTATAATTAAATCATATTTAATATATAATATTTGTGTTAAATAATGTAATCCAATATTATAATTTTTATTTTTTTGAATATTATATATGATATCATCCGGTAAATTTTTACTTATTTTTTTTAAAAAATCATGTTGATAACACCAATTTTCAAAAAATTGTGATGGCATTTCTGCAAAATCATTCTCCATCGTAATACCTGATAAAGCTTCATATTTCACATCACTTAATAAATTATGTAATGCATGACCCAATTCATGACAAAAAGTAACAATTTCATTAAACATCATATATAAAGGTGTAAAATTACATACAATAGCTGTAACAGGTAATATTCTTATATTGTTTTTATTTCTATATGTAGATTGAATATCAAATGTTGCGGCATGTGTAAATTTTCCATCTCTTGGATATAAATCCAAATAAAAATAACCTAATGTTTCGTTTGTTTTTTTATCATAAACAACATATAATTCAATATTCTCATGCCAATATTGATTAGTATTACCTTTTATTTTATGAATCATTATACCAAATAATTCACTATATATATTCATAATTTGATTTAAGGTATAATTTGATGGAAAATATTTTTTAATAATATTTTCATTAATTTTTAAAAATTTTTTCTTATACATATTTGAATAATATGAAATATCATAATCATATAAATATTCTTTATTGGATATTTTTAATAATTCATTATATTCATTCTTTGCTTTTTTTTTTAATAATGGTATTATTTTAGACAATAAATTATTAATTTTATTTAATGATGCAATTTTATTATAAGATAATATATAGGATACTGTATCATTATATCCAAAGATATTAGATATTTTATGTCGTAAATGAATAATATTTTTTAAAATATTTAAATTTTGAGGTGCAACACTTTCAAATAAAATATGCATCCTTTTTCTAGAATTAGAAATAGAACAATTTTTCATTATAATTTTTTCATCTGGATAGGTAGTATTAAAAATATAATAATTTTTAACTTTATGTTTTAATAATATATTTTCTTCAATATTTTCTAATTCATCTTTTTTATACTTAATTGTTTTAATATCATCTATAATATTTTGCGAAAAATTATTTTCTAGTAATATTAATTCTTCTTTATATTTAATAAATTTTTTTTTTTCTTTCATATCTAATGAAACACCGTTATTTTCAAATGATTTTAGAATATTTTTAATTAATTTTTGAATATTGTCATTGTCATTTTCTTTTATTTTTTTTAAAATTAAAAATAATCTATAATTTTCAGATGATTTATAAAAATTTAGAAAATATTTCTCAATACTAAGTTCAAATAATGAAGATGCTTTTCTTATTTTTTCATCATTAGAAACATATTTTAAAAATTTTATTGCACCAAATATATAATCAAAATTATTTAAATTATATAAATAAGAATACAAAAAATCATAAGGACTTATTTTCTTATTCTCTTTTACATAATTTAACCATTTATTATAAGTATCTATTATTTTTTCTCCAATAACTTCTATATCTTTAACTGAATAATTAAAAGATAATGGTATATTCATAATATACCAAAATATAATTTTGATAGAATATATTTAAAAATAAATTATTTTATAAGTCTGACTTTCAGACATTTATAGAAGCACATCATCGGACATGTTACGATTTAGGACATATTCCTTGCTTTATTTTGAGCATCGAACTTGTTTCTCAAACCGATTTTTTCTTCGATCCATTTGAAATGTACCTTTTCAAGCATCTCAGAACGGTTTTTATCCAATAACGATCTGCCTTCTTTTATCGCAGTGATTAAGACCGTCGCCATTTGTTGTAATAAGACTAGAAAATCCATCGGTAAAACGTCTGCACTGGTAGGTCTGGCTAGTATACAGAATGTATTTATAGCATTATACCAATGAAGTGGATCATTGCCTAGATCTTTGATATCTGTTCTTAAAGCATCATACCATTCACTATTTCCTGACATTATATATAGAGTGTTGATTATGTAACTCGTTAATGATAATAAATAAAAAAAATGACAATAAATTTACTGTCATTTTTTTTATAATAGTGAGAAAACCTAGGTTTTCTATACGTACATTCCTATTTTTAAGTATTTTGCGATAACTATATTTTGCTAGAAACTTAATAGTATTTTATTATTAATAAAATATTATTTGTTTATAAATTATATTGTATATAATACAATAATATTAATATTAGTTATTTTTATTATAAAAATTTGATTAAAAATTTTATTTTTTAAAAAAATCTTGTTAATTTATTATATTAAAGTTTCTAGCATTGTAATTAGGAATGTAAATTTTAGGAATTCTTGTGTCCACCTATTTTCTCACGAATCATTTTTAGACAGACATTACTTAAGTAGTCTCTACTTATATTGATAGACAACAAATATTCATCTGATTGATTCTCTATCTTTTTTAGATAGATGTCAAGCTTATATTTCATATAATGAAGTACATCATATGGAATATCGCTTGGGTTTTTATCATGCATTTCAATACATATTCTAGAAATAGCATGATACATTTCTAAATCTGTATTTTTATTTGCGAATCCTTCTATTAAGGAAATATATAATTCACTATCCTCTTTAGGCTTCAATTTATCATTAATAATGACCATATATGTATATTTTAAGGAATGTACCATTCGAAGATTAATATTTTTATCTGAAGAATTTTCTATTTTTTTTTGAAGATCGTTAATTGTATTCTTTAAAAAATATAATGCATCTTGTTCTGTAGAATTATTCGAATTTAATTTTAAACATACAGCGGCAATACCATGAAGTATCTCTAAATCTGTAGTTTTATTTGCAAAAAATGATATTAACTCTGTATATAATGTACTATCCATTATGATTTTCCCTTTACTTATTAAATTCATCAATGAATAAAAAATATAATAAATTTACTGTCAATTTTTTTATAGTATGATTACAATGCTAGAAAATTATTATACACAAAATTTATGAAAAATTATATCCACTAATTTTATAAAAATAAAAATCAATAATTAAAAAGTGTAAATTTTAGCAATTCCAAGAAGTATGTATTTTTAATTGTATTTTGAAAGAATTTCATCTTTATAACTGAAATATTCATCTAATCTTTTACTTACAAGATTATATGATAATTTAAGCTTATCATTATTATCTGTTATTCCATAATTTATTAGTTCATATTGATTTAATATTCTTGATGACATTTTAGAAATTAAAATATTCGGTATATTTAACTCTTTACTTATTATATTTGACCATTTAATAATAGATAAATCATCAATAGTTGATAATATTCCATTTGGATCATAATTTACAAAATAAGGATTTATCTGATGTGATAAAATTGGTTCTGTACCATTTAGATTATCAAAAATAGATAAATAAAATGTAATATAAAATAAATAATCAATGTTTAAGAGATCCATATACAAGATTTATATCTGCTTTTAATTTTATTCCTAGTATTCCAACTATTTCTAAAAATTTAATTAACAATGATAATTATGCTAAATTTGAAAATATTGATTATTTTATTAATAATCGCGATGAATTATCTGATATAGCATATAATCATATTTTTTTATCTCAGAATGATCAAATAATATAAATTTTATAGGTAAACTTGAAAATTTAGAAGAAGATTTAAAAGTTGTTTTATTAAAAATTGGATTTAATGAAACAATTCATGAAAAGAAAACAAATGTAAATAAAAATAAAATTGATTATAATTATTATAAAACATATTATACCGAATATGCATTTAATTTTGTCAATAAACATTTTAAAAAGGATTTTATAGAATTTAATTATAAAAAATATGAAAGTTATAATGATTTTATTTCAAGTGTTCCATAAGAATTATTATCATAAATAACAAAATCAATATTTATATTTATCATATATTTATTTGATATAATATTAAATGTATTTGTTAGAAAATCTAATTTACATCCATCATAATCAAATGTAGATTCTATAAAAATATTATCTTTTAATAATATCTTTATCATTCCTTTTGTATAATAATTCATTGATTCGTCATATTTAATTTCTAATATAAAAACAATAGTTCCATAATTTATATCATTCGACCATAATTCGGCTTTATATTCTTTTAATGAATCGCAAGAATGAGTTTTTAATAAATTAAATATATTATCATCTGAAATTAAATTATCAATTGAATAATATAATTTTAGATTATTTATCATATAATATAATATAATATTATATAAAAAATATGTTCAATTAAATCATGAAAAAAAAGCAGTTTTTATATGAAATTATATTTATTTTAAATATAATTTATTCTAAACATATAAAATTATTATAAATTTAAATATATTTAAAATAAATATATATTTATATATTTATATATTTAAATATATTTATTTTAAATGGATATTTATTTTAAAATGTTTGACCAGAAAAGAAAACAAAAAGGCATTGAATTATATAATAATAATTGTGAGTGTGAAGATAATGAATTATGGAAAAATATTTATTCAACATTATTATTAATTGAAATGAATGCTACAACTTTTGATAAACATCAACTATCAGAAGAAATAATTACTTTTTTTGAAAATTTTGAGGATGATGATTTTAATTTAATAGAAGAAAATGATTATGAATATACAGATGATACATTTGAAGATTATGATGATCAATTAATTGAAATATTAAAAAATAGTACAGTAAAAAATGATAAATTATATTCATATGTATTAGATAAAATAAAATATTATAATAAAAAATTAGATGATTTAGATTTAAGTAATATTTTTACAAAAACACTTCAATATATTAAAAATCCTGATTGTTTTTTTACAAATAATGATATTATTGATTTATTTGAAAAAGATTATGATAAAGCATTAATTGAATTTAATAAAATAGATAATTTAAAAGATATAATATATATTTACACAAAAATAAATAATATAGATAAAATAAATTTATTATTAAACATAATTGATAATTTTATATCAATAAATGATATATATCTAATAGAATGTTTACAATTAATTATCTCAACATCAAATAATGATGAAATTATTAAAAAATATGGTTTAATTATTCTTGAGAATTGTTTTAATTTTGATATTTATAATAAAATAAAACATTTATGTAATAAAAATGAGTTAGATGAAATATTAAATAATATAATTAAATTAAATTATATAAATGATGATATTTTTAATATTTTATATGAAAATAAATTATTTAAAATTATTTATGATTTAATTAAAGTAAGATGTTATAATAATAATGAAATAATAAAATATTGTAATATAATTATTAAAGATATTCCAGAAGAAATAAATACATTCATAAAAAATAATATTGAAGATATATTAAATAATAAATATCATAAATATTATCATAATGCAATTGAATATTTAAAAATGTATAAAAATAATGATTTAAATAATAATTTTATTGAATATTCAAATAATTTACTTATAAAACATAATGCAAAAAGAAAATTTAAAAAATTATTTCACGATGAGTTCAAAGGTATATAACATTTATTTTTTTACATATTTTAAAAAACTAGTTTAAATCAAGTTAGACATAACTAACTCTTTCGAGTCTATTTGCTTTATAACACTCTTTAAGAATGTTTATAGACAAATTTAAAAAAACCATTTTTGTGGGAAAATATTTTAACTTCTTCTATAAATAAGAATAATGATCATTTTAGATAAAAGATTACATAAAATTTAACACAATATATTTCTTTTTTTAAAAATATTATAAAATTTCTTATCATATATAATTTTTAATCATATTTTTAATTATAGCAAATATAAAAAAATAAGAATAAATTTACGGAATTAAAGTAGCATCATCATTAATTGATCGTAATACTTTTTTTGGAAATTTATAAAAATTTACTATTGATGAATTCAATAAAGAAACTATGATATAGATAGAATTTCTTATCTAATGCAAATCACTACTAGACGGAATAGAGAATGATATAATGTATATGATATCATACTATTTTATTAAAAATAATTATATATACTCATCACAATTTATAATTATTTTTTTATCATAATTATAAAATTAAATAAATCTTCAAATTTTAGAAAATATATTAGTAGAATTCTAAATTATGATAACTATAAAATAATAAATATATTACATAAAATGTAAATAATCTCTATATACATTTTGTAGAATATAATTTATAATGTTGATTAAACTTTTACTTTTATAATATACTCTTCCAAATAAAAATTTATATAAATATGTTTGTTTAATCAATACAATTTTAAACAAATTTAGTTATAGAAAATATAAGTTTTTCACTATAATTTATTTTATAAAAGCGGGCTGTTATGAACATATACAAAATGTGATACATCTTGTGTATATTCTAACAGCGAACTTTTGTTTGTGGTAACCCCTCTTTCTCTCTTTATCCTTTGTAGTGGGGAGAGTTCAAATGGCTGACAAGAAAATCACGGTGACAAACATTAATCTGCTTTTCAAGCTCTTTTAGTAGCTCCTTCATTCCTAACCAATCCGGATTGGCCATCTCAGTCATGTCTTTTAGAAGAGCTAAATGAGCCTTCACAGTTGTATGATTCGGAGAATCTGGTTTTTTTTCAGTGGGTTGTTCAACTCTCGAAACAGGCACCGGTCCTTTATTCTTTGGCTCAGAATGTTTACTCTTTTGAGAAAAATTTGAGGATAGAATTTTAGCATGGGGCACATTTTGGTCAGCCTTGTGCAGTTTTTCGGTCCTAGGTGTCTTTCTCAATTTAAGAGTCGTCAGTGTACTGACTAACCTTTTTGCATTTTGTGCAAATGATCGAAGTTTCGCATCTGAAATTGCCGCCACTGCTTCGTCACTCCGTGTGACGAAGCAACTCGTTGCGCTCTGTAACTTACGCAAGAATACATCCACTTCCGCATAGGAACGATCATTCAATTCGCCAGACTTGATAAACTCTTCCAGCTTCTCGATTTGATCACTAGCTAATGGTGGTAGCGCAGTAGCTTCTCTCACAAATTTGAATGGTATTATCTGATCCACGAAATTCAACCATTCAGGACTAACGGACTCAGAAGATTTGACTGGTTCCATTTTATTGAGTTGTAGAAGTTAGGGATTATTAATAATAACATAGAAAAAAATAATCATTATTAATTTACTGTCAATTTTTTTTTTTAAAATTATTAAATATATAAGCCGTTTCATATTTAGGTATCAATAAATATATCAATAAAATAATAATATTATTTTATAAAAAAGAAATGTTTTATTTATTATATTATAAAAATATTGTTTAATATATGTAGATTTTATTTATATTTTAATTAATAAAATAAAAACTTATATATTTTCATAATTTTAATCAAAATTTAAATATAATATTTTATAAATCCATTTTAAAATTGTGTTAAATTTTATTTTAATAATTTAATTTCAATGCTAGAAAACTTAATAATATTTTTCTACAGTTAAATATTATTATTTATAATTTATATAGTTATATAATATAATAATATAATAAATTAATTTTAAATAAAAAAAATTTTATTTAAAATTTTAGTATTATTTAGTTCTATTATAAAAAATACGATTAAAAATTTTATTTAAAAATTTATCTTGTCAATTTATTATAATAAGTTTCTAGCATTGAATTTAATATCAATATATATTTTAAAATATATTTAAAGAGAATTTAATATATTAAATTAAGATAAAAGTACACTTTGTAAATCTTTTTTCTCCTCTAAAAATGATAAAAAAATAGAGATAAATAGAAGGTTATATCATTACCCTTATTTATAGAAGAAGTTAAAATATTTTCCCAAAAAAAGGGTTTTTTATATTTGTCTGTAAACATTCTTTAAGAGTGTTATAAAACAGATAGACTCGAAAGAGTTATTTATATCAGTCTTGATTAAAACTGGTTTTTTAAAAATTTACCACAATTTTAAACTGGACTGACTATAATATAATATTATATTTTTTATATTTATTACAAATAAATCTATAAAACCAATAATATACTGATATTGAATCATTTAATTCTTTACTAATTAACATTTAATCATTAACAAATTCTTTTTGAATAATATAGTCATCACAAAAAAATCTAATAAATATATTTTTTTAAGGTATGTATATGAAACTTAGGTTTTTTTACTATAAAATAACATATGTGTAAAATGAACTACCTATAATTCTATTTTATTATTAAAAAGTTTGATAAGATTGTAACATTAAAATTAATTCTTTTATAATACTTACATTCCAAATTACACCATAATTTTTTTTCGCATAATATCCTATTATATTTTTATTATTTCTAAATTCAATTCCTGCAAAATCATTTGCTAATTTTTTATAATCAAGAACAACACCACCAAATTCTGTATATATTATATTTTTTACCATTGTTTTTTACAATATTTTTGTAAATATTGATCAATATCATTTGATGTATTTATAGGATTATCAATATTTTTATAAATTTTTTTTTTATTAAATTTAATACCATACATATATTTATAACCATATTTACCTTCTAAAAACCTTTCAAATTTTAATGAATAAAATAAGCCTCTTGGTTCATCTGTATTATCAAAATTATATTGTTCCTTAACATATAACTTAATAATTTTTTTAGGTGATAAATGTGTATAATAAATATTTGGAAAAGTATTTTTCAAAGTCTGTTTTTTTAATTTTTTTTAATTTTGTAATTTTAATCATATATATTACTCAACAAAATAAAAATAAATGCTATAACACTTATTTCTTCACATATTTTTTTTTAGGTATTTTTATAATAATATCACATATTTCTTTCGTTAATTTATCTATATCATATTCTTTCGGAATATTATAAAATTTCTTATTATATATAATATAATATCCATAAGGACCATTTTTAATTGTATATTTATCTATTTTATTTATCAAAGTATTATTTCCTTTTTGTTCAATACAATGAATAGCATCCTCTAATGATATATTTTCGTCCATATTTTCTAATAATTTATAATTATTATCATTATAAAATATATAAAAACCATACATCCCATTTTTAATAAAAATATCTTTATCCTTATAATTTCCTATTTTTTTAGGATATTTTGTTATTTCATTATAATCATCTAATGTTACTGTTGAAATACTATATTTACTATCTAATTTTATATATTTAGCATCTTTATCTTCTCCTACTTGTAATACAGGTCCATATTTACCAATATAAGTATAAATAGGAATTCCATCTTTATTATTTCCAATAAATCTTTTTTTTGACGTTTTTTTCTCATTATTTAGCTTTTCAATATTTGGTATAAACTTATTATAAAAATCACTTACTACATTATTCCATATTAATTTATTATTTGCAATATCATCCAATTTTTCCTCTAAATTAGATGTAAAATTAACATTTAATAGTTCACCAAAATTGGTTTCTAAAAAGTTTATTGTACTTATACCTAAATCTGTCGGTACTAATTTTTGTTTCTCTTCACCAAAAAGAATCTGTTCAATAGTATTATGAATATTATTTTTTTCCAACGTGTATATATGAATATCTATTTTTTTACCTTTTATATCTTTTTTTTCTACATATTTTCGTTCCATAATTGTTTCTATTATATGCGAATAAGTAGATGGACGCCCAATACCTATTTTTTCCATTTTTTTAATTAGTGACGATTCAGTATATCTTGTCGGAGGAGTCTGATTTTTTTCTGTACTTGTAATTTTATTATATATTATAATATCCTTTTCTTTTATCATATTTAAAATAGATTCTGAAGATGTTAATTCATTATCATCATCATTATTATCTTTAAAATCATTATAAATTTTACGATATCCATCAAAAATTTCTTTTTCAATTTTTGTAATAAATAATTCTTTTCTATTTGAAATACTTATAGAAATCGTATATATATCTATTAATTGTGCACTCATTTGTGAAGCTACTGTTCTTTTCCAAATTATATTATATATTTTTTTTTCTAATTCATTAAAAGTATCATTTAATTCTTCATTTTCTATATGTGTTGGCCTTATTGCTTCATGAGCTTCTTGTGCACATTTAATTTTTGATTTATAAATTCTAGCATGTGAATATTTTTTTGTATATTTTTCAATAATATATTTTTTGATCTCATCTTGTATATGTGTACTCAGATTAGTACTATCTGTTCTATGGTACGTAATAAAACCGTTTTCATATAATTTTTGTAATATTCCCATAGTTATTTTAGAGGATACATTAAATCTTGAACCAATATCTTGTTGAATACTACTGGTTGTATATGGAGGTGGTGGTTTTTTTTCACTGTTTTTTTTATCAATACTTTTTATTGTAAATATTGCATTTTTACAATCATTCAAAAAAGTATGGATTTCGCTACTTGATTCAAAATTTGTATTTAAGGATGAATGAATATTTTTATTAAAAATTCCAGATGTTTTATAATATTTCTTCTCTAAATGTTTTTCTATTTCCTTTTCTTGATCAATTAATACTTTTAAAGCAGATGATTGAACTCGTCCTGCAGATAATTTTGGTGCAATATGTTTCCATAACAAAGGAGATAATTTAAAACCAACTAAACGATCTAATATTCTTCGTGCTTGTTGACTATATACCATAGACATATCTATTTTACGTGGATTTGCGACAGCATGTTCAAGTGCAGATTTTGTAATTTCATGAAAACATATTCTATTTTGAATATCTGTTTTTAATTTAAAAACAATTGCACAATGCCAAGCTATTGCTTCTCCCTCTCTATCTTCATCCGATGCTAATAATACATTATCAACTTTCTTAATTGCTATTTCTATTTCTTTTATTTGTTTTTCTCTATTTAATAATTTTTTATAAATTGGACTAAAATTATTTTCTATATCAATACCTAATCCTTCTTTATCTAAATTTCGTATATGTCCAAAAGATGAAAGCACAATATAATTTTTACCTAATAACTTTTCAATTGTTTTTGATTTTGCGGGTGATTCAACAATTAATAATGTTTTCATTATGACTAATTTTATATAATATTATTATAAAATATAAAATAAAATCATTTTTTTTTATATTTATAAAAAATATTTTTTAATTACACCAGAATTTATGATTTTTGGATACCTTTTACATTCGAATTTAGAATTTATGAACACTTTTTATATAATAAATTAAAATTTTATTTTAAGAAAATATAACATATGATCCTATTTTTATGTTAACACTAATCAATTACTTTTAATTGGAAATTATTATCCTAATATACCACTATTTCATATTATTTTTATTAGTCGTTATGGTAAAGAATAAATGATGACATAAAATTTTTTATAATAAATTAAATAAAATTGATTTTATTTTAATTTATATTATTATTTATTATTTATAATTTATAATGCATTTAATAGAAAGTCAGGAAAAAGCATATCATAAAATTATAAATGATTTTTTATTAGAAAAGATTGTGTTATTATCTGGTTCTGCTGGTACTGGAAAAACAACTTTAACAAAATATATTTGTAATTATTATTCCGAAAATAATAAAAAAATATGTGCAATAGCACCTACACATAAATCAAAAAAAATAATAGATATGATGGTAAATGAAAAATCAATTATTAAAATACCTACATATACCGTAGCTTCTTTCCTTGGAAAAATAAAAGAACATAGTTATATCGGAACTAAAAAATATTCAGATCCTATTATTAAAAAAATTCAAGGATATTATTTATTTATAGTGGATGAAGTATCAATGATATCTGACAAAGATCTTAAAATAATTATAAATTATATTAAAAATGGAGATAAAAGATTATTGATTATTGGTGATCCATATCAAATACCATGTCCTTCATCACCTGTATTACATTATATTACAGATACAATTGATATTATAAGACGAGCTGATTCATTTGTTTTTTCAGATTCAAATATAATAAAAATACATTTAACAGAAATTATTCGTCAAAATAAATGTTCTCCAATACTTCAATTAGCATGCTATGTTAGAGATAATATTGATAATGAGTTTACAATAGAATCTACAAATTATGATAATAAATATATTATTAATCCTGAAAAAATATACGATTTATATAAATTATATTATGAAAATCATCCTTATAGTACAAAGATAATAGCATATACAAATCAATCTGTAAGAACACATAATATTGAAGTTCGTAAAAAACTAGGGTTCAATGATATATTTGTTACTCATGATTTATTAACAGGATATAATAATAGTGGTTGGCCTGAATATTTTATTGAAAATGGTCAAGATTATATTATTACAAATAATATATATACTAATACATATACTATAAATAAATATAGTGATTTATCCGGTAATTTAATAGATTTCAAAATATTAAATACCAATGTAATTATTGAAAAAAAATTTTTTATAAATATAAAAAGTTCGAATAATTATGAGTTTATGAAAGAATTAATAGATCGTGCAGAAAAAGTAAATCATAATTATTCAACAAAAAAAGATTATCAAAAATATATGGAATTAAAGAATCATACTATATTTATGGATGATATATATAAATATAATGATACTATTATGTCAGAATTAGATTTTAAGGAAATGCATCCATTATTATTTACAAAAATAGAAAATATTATATCTGTTTCAGATAAAGAAATAATTAAATCAGAATTAACAGAAAAAATAAATAAATTATATAATAATATAATTGAATTAAGATTATCGGATAATAAAAATATATCAGAATCAGAAACTTTTGCTGATAAATTTAAAGTAATTGAAAAAGATATTTATTATGGATATTCTATAACAGCACATAAATCACAAGGTTCAACATATAATAATGTATTTGTAGATGAAATAGATTTTCAGAAAATATCGGATAAATGGAATTATAAATATAATAGAATAGAATCACGTATTAGAGAAAAAAATCAATTAAAATATGTTTCATATACAAGAGCGAAAGATTTTTTATATATTATATTGTGAGAGAATATAGTTTCCTACGCATACCTTCCTATTCTTAAGTATTTTTTGTATAAATGATTATGTTTAATCCATACAATCAATGCTATAAACTTAATAATATTTTATTATTAATAAAATATTATTTGTTTATAAATTATATTGTTATATAATACAATAATACAATAACATAATAAAAATAGGATAATATATTTAATAAATATTTTTATATTTATCTAAAATATTAATATTAGTTATTTTATTGTAAAATATGATTAAAAATTTTATTATTAAAAATATCTTGTTAATTTATTATATTAAAGTTTCTAGCATTGTCCATACAATTTTAAATATATTTTTTATAAAAAATATATTTAGTATAAATTATGACATTATAATAGAATATAGTCATCATATTTTATAATTCTACCAAATTTTTAAAAATAATTATAAAATTAAATAATATGCATACAAAAAATAATAGATATATTTTTATAAAAATATATATCTAGTAGAATTCTAAATTGTGATGACTATATAATAAAAAGTATCCAAAAATCCTAAATTCGGTTATATTATGACATTATATTAAAAAAAAAATGACGGTTAAAATATAACGAAAAATATAATGTATGGATAATATAAAAGAATTTATATAGGATGTCTGTAGTAGATTCTAATCCAACCAACGAAGAAGTGTTTTTTCTATTAGAATCGTTTGAATATTATCCATATGTGGATATCATTCGTTCTAGAAAAAAATCCCCTGAAGATATAGAAAGTTTGAAGCGCTGGGATTTCTTGCGCTGGTGGAAAATAATATACACTACCGCTATTCAGTTAGGATCTCCTGATACAATTTTTAGATTGCTGACTAAAGAACAAATCACCGTCGCCAAAAAACGGTTTAGTACCGATGTATTCTTAGGGAGATTTCTTATGTTTTTAAGCATCTTTTCTGGTTTACCGATCCCGTATTTTATCTTCTTTTGCTTACCACTACATAGAGAGTGGTTAGGCTACCGTAATTTACTTCGTAAGCGTGATACCCGTGATGAATCAAGTAATGAATTATTTAATGATAATGATCTTAAAACCATAATGATCTCAATAAATATGAGAACTCAATAAATAATTGCAAAAAATGAAAAAGAGCATTTAATAATAATTATAAAAATATAGTTAAAAAACTAAGTTATGATAAAATATTAATGTATACTTGAAATAACTCTTTATCTTTTTTAAAATTTCTTTAAATACTATTATTCTTTAAGTCAATTTATTAAATTTATTTATTAAAATAAAATATTTTATAATTTAATTCTTTACACTGAAATGATTTTAAAATTCACACTTTTTTTATTAAATAATTATATAATAAATTAGGTAATAAAAAATAATAATTAAAATTTTATAAATTTTTTAAATAAAATAATTTTTTACCAAATATATATTTTATCAATATTATTGTAAAAAGTAATAATTTTAAAACAATTTCAGTGTAATAAAAAGAGGTATCCAAAAATCCTAAATTTTGGTGTATATAGTCATCATATTTTATAAAAATATATAAAAAATTGATTATTAAAATTTATTGCAGATAAAAGTATATAAAAATTTAGTATCATGTCTAGTCCTGCTTATTTAGTTGTAAGCAATACAATAGTATTAAAAATAGATGTATCAGATATTGATACTTGTATAAATTTAAACGCTACTGACATTTATTATCTCAATGATTATGATTTTTATGATTGGTGGAAAACAATTTACTGTTATATTCAAAACCTAAATGGTGATATAATAGTAAATATTCAATATTTACTATCTTATGAACAAATCAGAATTGCTAAAGAACGCTTCAGAGAACTGATCGAAGATCTACGATATTTACAGTTTCTATCAACAATAACAGTTATCGGTCTACCATTTTTCTATTGGACTTTTTTTCTTACTTCAGAATGGAAGAAGTACTTTAATTTACTTAATTTAGCCAAAAGAAGATTTAAGATAGGTCATTCGAGTGATGCTAGAAGACTTCATTATTTAACTTAATTAATGTAAATAAAGACTTTATAAAAAAAATGGATGATTAAAATATTCTTAAAATTATCTGAATAGAATAAATATTTAAAAATGATTAAGAAAATTTTATGTTTACTATTACAATCTCAAGTGAATGTAATGAATCATTCTCAAGAACAAAATGTTGTACCTCCAAAAAATATAATGGACATGAATGTATATGAAATATGTGAGAGAGCCTAACGAATATGAGACGAGTCGAAAAATCATCTTTTATTTATCAGCTTTCGAATAAGCAGAAAACACAAACAACTCAAGAATTAAAAAGATTCTTGAATCGTCTTCGTTGTAGACAAGCTTTGTAAACTAACATCCATTGCCATGGGTTAAGGATGTATGATATTATCGTTATTATATTCTATTTCAATAGGTCTTTATCTCTATCCAATTTAAAATTGTGGTAAATTTTTAAAAAACCAGTTTTAATCAAGTCTGATTTAAATAACTCTTTCGAGTCTATCTGTTTTATAACACTCTTAAAGAATGTTTACAAACAAATTTAAAAAAACCCTTTTTGGGTGGAAAATATTTTAAATAAATATTTTAACTTCTTCTATAAATAAGGGTAATATCATTTTTAGAGGAGAAAAAAGATTTACAAAGTGTACTTTTATCTTAATTTAATTTAATTTAATTTAAATATATTAAATTATCTTTAAGTATATTTTAAAAATAAAATTTAACACAATTTTAAAATGGATCTACTATAACGTGTTTTCTTATTTACTCATTTAAATTGAATGGAGATATAGTATATACTATTCATCTATTGGAAAATGATTATCATCATTTAGATGAGACTTAATACATATTAAGAAATTATAAATAAAATATTTTAAATAAATATTTATTAAAAATTTATATTATAATACATTATATACAAAATGATGTTTGAACATGAAAATGAAGATATTATATTACCAAGGTCTGTCATTGCTTTATATCTTTTTATTCTCATATGGTCATTAATTGGAGTAATTGCATTTATCATGTCTTTAGTATGTTTTGGTAGAAGCGGAACATTATTAGAAAAAATTATTGGTTTATTATTAGCAATCTTTTTTGGTCCATTATACTTTATATTTTATATTTTTAATACATCTTATTGTAGATAATATTTTATAAAAATATATCATAATATATTATATATAGTATGATATATAACACGTTATTTGAAGATGACAATGAAGATGTCTCAATTCCACCATATATTGAAAATTCAAAATTTTTTACAGGTTTCACAATATTTTTTATCATTTTTATTCTCATATGGGCATTAATTGGATTAATCGCATTTATTATGTCTTTAGTATGTTTTGGTAGAAGCGGAACATTATTAGAAAAAACCATTGGATTATTATTAGCAATCTTTTTTGGACCATTGTATTTTATATTTTATATGTTCAATGCATCTTATTGTAGATAAAAAAATTGACAAATAAAATATAATAAAATATATAGATATAATATATAGATATAATATAAAAAAATTTTAATATCTTGTTATTATGTCTTATATATGTAAAGTAATATATAATTTTATTTATTCTGTAGATGAGTCTATAGAACCTCTAAACACTTCTTTAGAAAATAATAGAATGCTTACTTATTTAGATGCAAACGAAATAAAAAACCTTCCAATAAACAATTTTTGGAGTATGTTTCATAAACTATTTTTTCAAAAAAATATTCATTCTCTTTCTTTAGATCAAAAAAAAACTATCATAAATCGTATATATATAGAATTAAATAAACTACGTCTTTACGAAGCTATTTTTATTTTTTTATATGTATTAGAGCATGTAACCTTTTTTGCATCTATAATATTATCTATCTTAAATTATTCAAATCATCTTAATGTAATACTTTTTCCTACATCAACTTTAGGAATAGTTACTCTTGTACCCTATTTTGATCTAAATAAATGTTATCTAGATTATATTTGTTTACTTCATGATGATGTTATACCTATAACTCTTCCAGAAGATTCTAGGTCACTTACTTTATTGAATGAAAACGAAATAAAAAATCTTCCAATAAAAAAGTTTTGGCACAAATGGAATGAAATATATATTCAAAACAAAATTTACAATCTTATTGATATACAAAAAGTTTCTATTTCAAACCGTATACAGATAGAATTAAATAAAGAACGGATTTTTCAAACTATTTTATTTGGTATCTTTATAGTAGGATATACATGTTTTATAGTTTGTCTAATCTTATATTTTTTAGATATTTCAACCATCATGATTTTGCCAACACCCCTTTTAGGTTTAGAAAGTCTTTCAAATTCTTTGAATCTGAGTAGAATGTACGTAAATTATATCCATTTACTTTTAAATATTATTTAATGTAAGTAATATTGTTATTACAATAATATTATACAGATTGTTATAATTATATTATTCTCTATATTACACCCGAATTTAGGATTTTTGGACACCTTTTTACATCCGAATTTAGGATTTATGAAAATCTTTTTATTAAAGAATTAAATTATAAAATATTTTACAATTTATTAATAAATTAATTTTTAATAAATTAAAAATTACAATTTTATTTTAATTTAAAATATTCTAATTAAAAAAAAATAAGAAAATATGACATATGATCCTAATTTTATGCTAACAGTATTTAAATTAAAAGATAAAAATTATAGTTTAAATAATATTGTAAAACATTTAAAAGTAGAAT